ACAAGAGTTTTGTCGTCAAAAGATTCACTAATTCCAGGCTCCGATTCTCGAGTTGATGTCCGAGTCACAGTAGCTGGTTGCGTAGTTGTAGTTTCAGAAGATTCTTTCTCTGATGGTCCTCTCGTGGTTGTAGTGGTTGAATTGCTTACCTTTCCGTCGGAATTTTGTGTAGTAGTTCTGCCAGAGGCCCTTTTTAACTCGGTTTTAGTTTCGTTAAGTTCTATTGGCATAAAATGATTCTGTTTTATTTACTTACTTCTCCATAGTCCCTTGTAACTGTAGTATGGTCGCTACCGCTATCTAGTGCTGTTGAAATGACGGAAGTAGGTCCATCATTAGTAGTTCTTTTTTGAGTGGTTTCTTCGGTGCCATCACTTACTTTGCTTTGTGATGTTTGAACCCGCTCACCGTTTAACTCAGTAGAAGATTCAGTTGCAGTTCCAGATGTTTGAGACTGGGTCCTAGTGATTGCGTTGATTGCGCCGTCTTTTCCGAACTGAACTTGGAATTGAACTTCTTTAGGGAGAAGACAGAGCAAACCAGGCGCCGAACCATCACCTGTGTTTTGGTCTTTACGAAGATACCAGCAAGCCGCGTTGATCTCCAGCATGGCGCTGATGATCGTATCGCGAAGTTCGTTTGTTTTGTCTGTAATTACCGGCATTTTACCACCCTGCTTTAGTCCCTACTTTGTTTCTTGGTTTTGCAAAATCAGGCATCATTCTAGCCATTTCTACTCTAGCTCTCTGAGCTTGTGTTCCGATTGATCGCTCGGCCTTATCGGACCCGTTCCACATGGAAGACCCGATGAGCCTTTCTTCGATCAATGGAATTAAAATTAAATTGGCGTGACCATCAGCTACGGGAATATCCCGAGGTTCCGACATTTCAGAAAATTGCACCGGATCAGGATAATAATCAGCTTCGAACCGAATTACATCTTGCTCTTGCGGAATTGGGTCAAGCCTTAAAAGAGTCACAAGATCACTCCCTTGACTTTGCCCACCATACTCAACTCCATAACGAACAGGCGTTCCAAACCGGCGCCATCCACTTTTGTTCCAATGCCGGCGGTAGTCGCCATTGTATTGAACTCGATCATCTCGAGTTAAAACCCAGCCGTTGTTGTGAAGTCTCGGGTCGCTTACAATGCGTTTAATAACTTTGTTCTGAATCGCAATTGCGTCTGGGTAAACGACAGCTTGGACGTCTCCTGTTTCACCTGGATAAGTATCAAGAACCTGATCCGTTGCCACAACTTCATTCCACTCGGATGTATTTCCTCCAAATACGACTGTGCAGCCTCGTTCTGAAGGAAAAAATGGAACATTTCCAACTGAATTTGAACCGTTTACTACTGAGGCTGTAATGGTTCTGGCTTTTGGAATACGAAAGGAAAACGTAGTTCTGGACCAAACGTCAGGAACATTTTCATAAAATTCCATCAAGCCAGCTGTAATTTCACCTGCGAGCTCCTGTTTGGAACGAGCGGATAAATTGCCAATGTCGGAAACATCAAGATGCCGAGTTAGGCGGTGAGCAAGTTCAACGGTGTTCATGATTTCGGAACCATTGCTCCGGTTCGAGATTTTTTATCGACGCTGTAAATTTGCGGGTCAGAAACCCCAAGCGAAGTCAAGGCGGCTGCATAGCTTTCTTGGTAGCCCCTGAGGGCTTCTTGGCCCCTTCGAAATAGATGTGACTGAGTCATGTGGTATTGAGCCAATGGGAGCAATATAGACTCGTGATATCGGTGAGGCGTTGGAAGTTTACTTCCGTCGCAAAAGCTATCTACAGTGAAAACTGGACACTCTCTAGCTAGATCCACCTCAAGGTTTTTTGTTGATGCCGGAGTAGGAGCTAACATCAAGTAAATTTCCACAACTTCATCTTGAGCGTCTCCGGTTTTTCGGCGCCGGTCGACCCAAAATACCTGAGGATCCGCGTTATCAGTGTCGTAATCGTTGCCACTATAAATGGCTCCGAACGACAAAAATTCCCCTTTAGAATCACAAGGGGCTATAGGTTTGCCAGACGAAGAAAATCGCAAGGGTCCCAAGACCTCTTGGACGTCATCGTCAAGTTGGTATTCAGAAATTCCTGAAGCGGTTGCAAACTGGTGGATTTCTCTTGTAAGAAAATCAGCGTTTGGTGCGTTCCAAATATTCTGATAGGCGCGGTTCAGCGCGGTTACCGCATCCTGCTTCAAATAGCTGGGCGCGGTTCCAGGCTGCTCCACTTGAACCACCCTGTAAAGGTGGTCTCTGAAGGTTTCGATGTCCATGCCGAATGGCTGTGGTCACCGAACTACTTTTTTGCTTTGGCGGTCTTCTTCTTGGCTGGTGCCTTTTTCTTACGCGGTGCCTTCTTAGTGTCGTCAGACTCTTCTTTGTCAGATTGCTGAATATCGCCCACAAGGACGCCTTCAGTTACTTCTTCAGAATCTTTAAGATCAGGCTCTGGCGCAACAGGCTTAGGCTGGACTACTTCTTTTTTCTTCTGTGCGTCCGGATTGATTTTTACCAGCTTCACGTAGGGTGGCGAAAAATAGCGCCGATCTGTCGTGAGAAACTTGCAATCTCGGTTGAAGTCTTCGATGTCGTCTGGTCCGTAAACTCGGCCTTTATAGGCCAGTTCACCATGCTCAGGAATTTCTATGAAGTCCCCTACTCGACCTCGCTGGTTTGGCGACGATCGACGGTAGCAAATGATAGCTCGGAGTTCTTCCATGGTTTTTGTTAAAGTTGAGGGGATGCCGGAATCCTAACCGGCACCCCCCCTATCTTATAAACAAGGATCAAGTGATCGTAGGAGTTGGGACCCCAGCGTAGTTGATAGCATGTGCGATCATTACGTAACCTGGGAATGCTCCCGAAGCATCCATTCGAGGCTGCTGCCCAAAATAGGTGCGGACAAATACATCAGTGATGTAGCCGTCTTCGTGAGTTTCCTCTCCGCGCTTGTTGCGGTGTTTTCCGTATCCGCGGCGTGCTGCTTCAGCACCCATCATGAGACTCCAACCGTAGGTCTGTCCTTTCGAGTTGGCGAGCATGATGAGGGCGTCTTCGGCCCAGTCGTCGCAAATAAGACCGGCGAACGGTCCAGAAGCATTTGTTACGGATCCAACGGTCTGCTTGAACACTGTTCCCGCGAGAGTAGTGCTAAGAACCTCGGCCAACACAAGATTGTGTCCGTTGTTGGTCTCGACCTTGGCGAATCCGAACTTGTTTTTCTGGTCTGCGGCAACGCCAGTAGCGTCAGGCGGATTGTAAACGATGATGTAGAAGTCATCCGTTCCAGCAGCTGGCGCCGTAAGGATATCCTGCTCGTTAAACTTGAACGCCATTTTGGGGAAATACTTGAAGTAGTCCCGGATACCCGCAGCAGCCGGAGTAGTGGCTCTGGAGCCTCCACCGTTGAGCGTGTATTTGGTGTTCGCGTTAGCGCCTCCAAAGAAGGCTGAACCGTCAAGAATAGCACCCGCACCATCAGTGTGGACATAAGCTTTCGGGTTCCACGGCGAAGCAATTGCACCGTCGCCATCGTGATCGATTGGATTCCACTTGTGGAAACTATGCCCACGGGCGTAAGAATAGCCTCCCTTGAAGAGGAAGTTTGTGTCGCCGCGCTCGCCGCCGTCCCGAAGGATGGTTTTGTAGTTGTCGTCCAACTCGAGGGCATAAAGGCCATCAGTGGTCGAGCAAACATGCTTGCACTCAACAGTGTTGCCATTGACGGTCTTGGTTTCAGCCGGACGGCCGCCAAGACGCTCCAATCGGACGCCTGCCTTGATGACTTCATCAAAGCTCAAAGTGTCTGCGCTGGTGAGATCATCTGCGCCGCCGCTGTCGCCAGCAAATACGGTGTTAGATTAGTCTCCCTTTTCGCGGAACATCATTGCCATGCGCTCCGATTTCGTACGTCCAAGCCATTTTCCGAGCTCAGCAGGAAGTCCGGAGACGATTTCGCCTCGCATTCCCATGTGCTCTTCCATTCGCTCGCTGTATCGAGTCGCGTGACGCAGAACATCGAGAACCAGGTCGTCCTCGTTGAAAGTGAGCTTTTCGAAATCTGTAGAAGATTCGAAGAGGTCTTCTGCGTGTTTTGCCTCATTGTAGAGACCCGCCATTGAAGTGAACGTGATACGGTGACCGCGTCCCTTTGAAGTGTCAGTGATCGTCCGGATACCGGAAGATGGGCTGTTACCTTCGAACTGCTGGAAGAAATCCCGCGTTTGTTCGAAAATATCAACTCCACGTTTCCACATCTGATGTGGATCGATTTGACCGGCGACAGAGGCGCCAGTGTTTGGTGAAGATAAATCCCAAGCCATAATTAATTGTTGTTGATGTTAAAAAGCCGATTCATGGACTTAGCCTGCCGAAAGCTGCCCGTTTTTGAGCGCTTCCATGGCGTTGTAATAGTCCGATGGGTTTTCAACCCCTGTAAGGGGATCGGCCGGTTGAGGTGGCGCAGTATCGGATCGAGCAGAGCCCGAGGCGATCGGCGCCTTAGTTTGAGGTTGAACTGCTGGTTTTGCTGATTCAGATGGTTGGGAAGATTTGGCTTTTGGATCGACAGGGGCAACGCCTTTGCTCTTGGCTGCCATTTTGGCAAGCTGCCAGACGTAGTCCGGCTCAGAGACGCGGTCGTCACCTGTTTCGGTCAGAACACTATGTATTCTGACCATTTCTTGATGGAGATCTGAATTTTCTTTCGCGGAATCAGGGTAGTAGGTCTCGGCCTTTTGACTGGCTTCACTGACCTGCTGCTGTTGTTGCTGTTGAGCGGTCTGAACCTCGCGCTGTTCGCGGTCGGTCAGAGGCTTCTCGAGCTTCCGTAGTTTGTAAATTTCCTTTTCGATCCGACCTGCCTCGGCTACATCGTAGTCCTCGGTCTGGGCCTTGATCTTTGCCTCCATCAGTTCATCGAGGCGTAGTTCCAATTCTTCCAGATTCTGTGGCGCATTTGGATCAACCGGCTCGTCAATCGCTTCACTTTCTTCCTTAGGGGCCTCAATTTGAATGCCGGCAGATTCTGCCAACCTCATTTGAGCTTCCATTTGGAGTTCAGAAAAACTCTTGTCCGGATTTTCCTTTTGGAGCCTCAACACTTCGGCCAGCATTGGGTCGCTGGTCCTTACGCGCTGCCTATAAACTTCGTCAGACTCTCCGGGCTGCTGTTCGGGCGCCTCGGTGGACTCCTCGCTTGCAGGCTCTTGAGATTCTTCCTCAATCGGATCGGTCAATTCCTGCGGCGTCTCGCCAGCGGGTTCTTGTGCCGATGTTTCGGTTGGCTCTTGATATTGTAGCGCCGCATCCATCCACGCACTGGGGTCATCCCCCAACGTGTCAGGCGTTGCAGCATTCTGGTTTTCGGCCCCCAATTGGGTAGCCGCCGTTTCTGGTGGTTCCTGGGCTCTCGCCTCAGACGAATCCGTTTCCATATTAAGCATCTGAGTGGTAAAGTGACTGAGTCAACAAAAAATTTAATTATGCCAAATACAGCACCACTAGGAGGAGACCAATTTCTAGCACCAGTTCCGGGTGCAGACTTCGATCCAGACAGCGCCATGATGCAAGCAAGAGCGTTAAATGCTCTTCAAGACCAAATGAAATGGGTTGTTGATCTGCTTTTACCTTTAGAAACTGAAATACTAATCGATTCCAGAGGGAGGAAATTTGAAACTCTCGTCGAATTGCTGGGAACAGACCCTCAGTCTGCAAAAAAATGGAGATTAACAGGAAGTCCTGAAGCTGCCTCAATTGAAAACCCAGGATCGATTCGGTCGGGAATGATGTTTGATACATCGTTGCGAATAAAAGACATTGACGAAGAGTTTGATATCTCGACGATCAATGACCGCCTTTACCTCGAGGGTGAATTTATTGATCAAGAATGGAAAATAACTCTAAAAGGAGGTCAAGATTGGTCAGACGCTTACCCAATTGATTACCAAGGCGGTAGCGATTTTAATTATCTCAAATTTTACTATCCGCTTGCTATTACGCATAAATTGGAAGCTTTGGAAAATGACAACATTACACCTTCGCTATCTGACGCCGATGTAGGAGTTCGGTTAGTTGCCCCTGATTCTGATCTTACTTTAATAGATTCCTATTTTATTGATCAAGAAAAGGAGGAAGGTCAATACATGATCTACCCAACACCGCCACCGGGAGATATTTATCTCCCTGCAAGCGAAGATGAAGATGAAGATTAAAACTCAGAATGAGCAGACCAAAACCAACCCCTTTTTGCGGACGCAACGCTTGGATGATTGACCGAGACGGCATCAAAGTGTCCAATCTTTCTTTAGATCCATTTTGGGTAAGACCTAAAGATTGGGTGGATTGGATGATAAACGTAAACCAAATCAATTATTTGATAGATGTCCAAGATGGCTTTGGCGGTTCTGTTTCGGGAGATCTGGTTTCTGAATTAACAAGCGGTCCTCCGGTTGCAAACGAAGAACCAACAATTTACCGTAGAGAACAGCGATGGATACCAAAAGGGGAAGGCGACAATCCGGATTACTTGGACGCTTACAATTCTTTGAGGGTGTCTACCCTCTCATTTCCTGATAAAGCAAGGACTGCAAAACCCTACCCGCCATCCGACTACAACCGTGCGGATATTGAACTGAATCCCATCAATGGGTCTTACGGAAACTACGGAGTTCAGGCTTGGAGGGAATGGCCTTTGTTTGACACAAATGACTTTTCTTATACCACGCCAGTTGTGTCGGTCTCGAATAATTCCCAAATTGCCACAAATCAATCGCTATGGAGGAAAGCTTGGGAACAAGAAGATATCGAAGAGGGAATGCCAAACCCCGGATGGCGATACCAGATTCCATTTTTTTGCGAAATTGGTGTAGAACTTGGGCATTGTGGACCTGTGTTTGTGTCAGAAAATTTTGACCCAAACACTGGCCCAGTTCCGATCATGCCAATTTACGAAGATGTTTTTGAAGGAGGTCGAGTAGACATTGGTGGAAACGCTTATTTAAATGAAATTGAAAATTCTGAGGACTTTGAAGAACCTGAAGACCCTTTTGAGATCCCTTCTGATTATCAAGAAATAGAAGTAGATTTTATTTTGACAGCGTTGTCAGGAGACGAATATACAATGCGAGCCAGGGTCCAATCTGGATTAGAAAGCGCAAGAACCCAAACGGACCCAAGCACTGAATACAATGATGGAACACCGTTCAATACAACGGGGGAAGGTGAATATGCGGCTTACAGCATGTCGGGCGAAGTCCGCATAAACCTGCAAAAAGTTTAGCCGTCCGACTTCATTTGCTTTGAAAGATGCACCAGGTCGCGGTCGGGTTTTTCAATTACCTTACGGATAGCTTTTGCCTCGTTTCTCTTAGCCTCACGATCTTTGTCAGAAAGTTCTTCGTTTCGAAGAACGTCTTTTTCTAACACAAGCAAAGATTTTTCCAAATCTATCTTCAGATACTCATTCCAACCTGAACTGTTTAAAAGATTCCGGATTGCCAATATTCGATCTGTATTGTCCATCAAGTCAGTGGCCCCGTGTTGGCCGTAGGTTGTTGCCCTGCTGCACCCATAGCACCTTCAGGCCCACCAGGCAACTCTGCCCCCCCTCCGATTTGTATATTTGTAGGGATCAAATATCGTTCTGCATTCTGTATCTGGAACGACTTTAAAATATCCACGTAAAACTCCACTGTTTGTAGTTGGATTTGCGGCGGTAGACTGTAGAACTCCCTGACAACACTGGCAGCCTGAAGGTTTTGCTGCAACTTTTGTTCCGCGTGATAGCGGGTCATCTCAAGTCTAATATTAAGATCGAGGTGATTGATTTCTGCTGGAGACATGACGTCCATTACCGGAGATGCACCTTCAAAAAACTCAAAAACCTCATCCTCATCGAGGTTGGCCATTGTAACCAAGACGGCTTGATGAACTAGATCTTCAATCCCGTCTTCAAGATCGGAAACGTAAACGCCAAAAAGCTCATGGCCGCTCAGGTCAATGTTTCGAATCCCTGTAGCAAGCTTGGTGGAGTTCAGGCCGGCCATTTCAGAGTCATTGGCGCTGGCAACCCCACTCATGTTCATTGCCATTTGAAGATTAAACTCAATTAAGTTCTGAAGGTCATTGGATTTAATATCTTCAAGGTAAACCGTCTCAATTACATCCTGGGCTGTTTTGTCGGGCAACGGCGAGTAAGTTCCACCCCAGTTCATCTCGAGGTTTGGATTTGAATCACCCTCAATAGTGTTGTAAGGCCGGAAAAGGTCAATTCGGCCAGAGCTTGACTGACTGAAATTCCACCGGTTGAAAGATAAGTCTACAATCTTTTGGATTGGCTCAAAAATCTCCATGGATCCAATTCCATGCCATCTTCCCTCGACAGGGTTAATTCTAACACATCGGAAAGGGCGCTTTGAGTCTGGCGTTACATTGGCGACATGATCATAAAAAAGCGGAATGTTGTTCTTACGATCGTAAACCAAGATCACATCTTCATATCGACCGTCTTCGTTTACATCAAAACGTAGATAGGTTTCTGCAATTTCGGTGGTTGGCTCCCTTGTCGTGGCTTCAGCCTCTCCCTCTGATGTCATGTCATCTCCCGACTCGTTGAGCTCAGGGCGAGGCTTGTTTGCGGCCGTGCTTGGCTGTCCGGACTCCGATGCTACTTCTCGAATTAGATTCAGGCCGCGAATGTAGGAATCTTCACTTCCTTGAAGTGAGTTGTTGTTGACGATCATATCAACTAGCGACATCACCGGCATATCATAAAGGTGACAGATCTGGTCAGCGTCTTGAATCGATTCGGCGTTTAACGGACACAAAAAATCGCGGAAGTAGACCGTTTTTGATTCTGGACCCCTGTAGTGGGTAACTGTTCTTTCAACTTTTCTAGCCTCGTAATTGCGATTCGCTTGCGTCGGAACTGGTGTTACCTGGTCTCGACCCAATATAGACTGGGGAACAAAATCCATTGGGTTTTCACCTTCTGGGATAACCGGTTCAACCTCAATGATGTCATCATCCGAATAAATGTAGTCGCCATCGGCGGCAATAATTGGATTTCCATCTTCACCTATCATGACCACAGCTTCGGTCTCGTAAGTAACCGACTGGTCAAGATGGGTCGTTTTAACGACTGACTCACCCCTTATGAATGCCCCATAAATTGCACGCTCAATCGTCTTTTTAAGCTTCGCTTTCCGAAGTTTAAAATTAGCGTAGCGGTTTACCTTGTCGGCTTTTTCTTTGTCAGACTCACCTATCGGTGATGCGGCCATGAAAGGCTCAGTTCCTACAAAGTATTTGATTGCTCGGCTGACTTGTTGCTGAACGATCCTGCGACTAATTGGAACAGTGTGGTTTGATTCTTCAAAAATGCCGCGTAGAATTGACTCTCGCCATTCAACTTGGTTGGCAAAAGTCATCTCGTAAATGATTCGGCGCCCTAGAAATGTCTGGGCTGATTTCGCGGCTCTACCGGGATCGCTTGCATACCAGTTTACGTCGTAAAGATTTTCACGACCCATCTCTCCTTCCAAAGTTTTGTTTCTGGACTCTGCCCATTCGACTAGCCGGTCCTCTTGCTGTCGATTTAACCGTAGTGCTGATTTAATCATAACACGCGGCTCATCCCTGCGATCAACGGGGGGATATTGCGGGACGTTCTCGAGGACTTTGTCAATTTGAGGTTCTGCCATGAGTCTATCTGGTAGGGCCAATATATCGGCCGTTTATAAAAAGTTGATCTTTGGCTTCCCTTCGAGCATCGGAAAGCAACGCTTTAAAATCTTTCAGGTCATCTTCCGTTGGTCTGCTAATCTTTAACGAGTCAGCCCACTGATTGACTTTGACCGAGAATTTTTGTCCTGCAAGTTTTGAAAACGCATTGCGTTGTTCATCTGTCATATCTTCCCATTCACCAACGCTATTTTTAAATTTGTTTGTGGTAGATCCACCCCAGGATGTCGGGAATGTGCTAATTAGATCAGGGCGCTTTATAGAAAGCGAAGACAGAAACGCATCGCCCTTGTGAAGGTCAGCGGCGGCATATGGAGTCCGGACTAGCACCCTTGCTGGCCCGACAAGAGTCTTTTCCAGATCTCTTCCGTAAAGGTCGTGCTTGGGCAGACCAAATGCGCCGGCATTTGTCAGGTTGTAGAGGAATCCGGATCGATCTCGAGGAACTGGATCAAGCTGTCGAAGCGGTTGTCTAATTAGGTTTGGAACAAAGCCTCTCAAGAAATCCTTAATGCTTTTTGCAATCTGTTCTTGCGCTTTTTCCGGATTTCGGTTGATCATGTCGTTGCCCATACTGATTGTGTCAGCAACTGTTCGTATTCCTTGAAGAAAAGTTTTTTCTTGCGCTTGGTTTGATAAAGACCCAGCAAAGTTTACAAGCCATGTCTGACCATCGGTATTAGGGTTTTTCTTAAACTCTCGAATCATGTCAATTGTCGAAGCCAGCACGGTGGAAATAGGCTCGTATCGACCGTAATCAATGTGAATACCGTTTCTTCCGCCAATCCGAATGATGGTGCTGCTTCCATATAGGCGATCTGCAAGCTGGCGATCCGAGTGTCCACCAGGAGCATAAGGACGAGATCCCACCATAAGCAAGTTTTTGTCTTCGTCATCTTCGTCCCCTTCTGCGGCCCCAAAAATAATTGTCATTAAGACACTTGCTATGCCCTGCTCCGTAATATCCCGAATCAATTCCGACCGACCCGTCTCACCGTAGTTGGCATTGAAAGACATTTTTCCTTCAGGTCCGTAAGTTGCAATTCCAGATTTAATAACTTTGTAGAAAAGATTTGCCGTCCCAGTTATGGGAGCTTTCCGAAGGCCAATTTCAAAGATTCTGTAGGGAGTTCGGATGAACGGAAACAAAAAGCTAAGTCCCATTTTAATCATCGATTGCTCGGCTTTTTGTATTTTTGCATTTCGAAATTTTTGAACCATCGACATCCACTGCTCTCTTTTCGAAGCTTCTGGGTCAGCTCGAAATTCTTTAGTAAAAGTCAACTCTTTTGCTTTTCCGATTGCAAGAATCCAAGCCGGACTACCGTGTTCCATTAGTTCCTCAATCCGGCTTTCCATTTGATCTTGTCGCAAGTCGCCAGTTTGAACTTGAGCGTTCGCTATTCGATAAGCCTGAACTGCCACTTCGCCCATGGCAATGGATGTCTTAAACAAAGTGTCCATTGCTTGAAGGGCATTTCCAGGCATTCTAATTACCCTGCCTTTTCGACCTTGAATGCTTGGCAAGTAGGCCGTTTCAACTTTAGACGCATCAAATTGGGACACTGGTTCCTGCATAGCCCAAGACTCGAAAAAGTCGAGCCCGTCATTCTTGAATGAGGACACAGCGTTTCTCCATGCGGGGCCTATTCCTTTAGAAAAACCTTTCCAAAATCTTCGGATGTCTCCGTATTGAGCTCCTTGAATTTTGTCGCCCGGAATGATTTGGTTAAAAATCGACTCGAGGCCGGTTTGAATAGTTTTGTCCCAGCCAAGGTTTAAAGCGTTTGAGAAAACATTTATGGCCTGTGTTTGTGGCCCTGATAAAATTGAGTTTATCCAAAACTCATTGATAGCATTGTAAATGTTCCCGTTGAACACTGTAGCAAGAGTTCGCGCCGCCCAAACTGCGTGCTCCGGTTTTGCAATATCGAACTGGCTACTTTCTTCACCGTGAAATTGGTTTGCGTTCCGGACATCTTCCGGCACAAGCACAAACTCATCCGAAAGGCCTTGCTCATCCCGTTGCGCCATTTGCTGGGTCGCTTTTCCAAATTCCAGGCGAAGAGCCTTGCGGAAATCTTCCTCAAACTTTCTGATCTTCTCTTCGGTAATCCCTAGTTTCTTTTGTATCTTTTTGTTTGGCTGCCTATTGAGGATCATTTTGGCAGCGTCTTTGCCTACCTCAGATCTCATTCTATCTATTGCGGCTTTTACAGCCGGAGCCTGTCTGGAAGCCCTAATTCGATCGCCATTAAAAATATCGCGCAAAGTAACGCCGTAAGTTCCAAGAACATTCTTGGCGGTCTCCATGCGTTTTTGCTGAATCTCTGCGTCAACTTCGGCTGCTTTAATTTCCTCCCTGAGCGTCTTTAGCTCATTTTTATAGCGATTAGCCTCCTCAGGGCTTTTGGCCTCTGAAATCAATTTGTGAACCTCTTTGATGCGATCTTGACGTTGTGGGTTCATGGCAAGATCTCTCATCCTGCGTTCCTCTGAGGCGGCATGTTCAGAAAAGCCCAAGAAAGACGCGATCATTTCCGCGTGACGTTCTGCCGGAGTTTTTGATGGGTCTCGGCCGGCCGCCAGTTCTCTAGCTACCTCAGTGCGCGTCCTTTGGTAAGCGTGAGAAAGAAGCCTAGCTCGTGAAATTGCTTGTGGGTCTTCTGAGGCTGTAGCGTCTCTCCAAGCTCGTGAAAGGACGATCTTGGCCGCGTAAACCATCTCAGCACTCCCAAGAGATGTGCGATTAGATCCCGCTTCCAGTATAGCGTTTTCAACTGCCACAGGCGTTTCGTCGGCCATGCGGCGCCCTTCAGCCATCATGTCAGGCTCATTTAGCTTTTCGCGCTCTCGATCGTATGCCCATTGAACCACTGAATGAGCGGCTCGGACATTTTCGTCATTTGAAATATTGGCTAGTCGAGGAACCGCGGTCTGCACTTCTCCCTCCACTTCCTTTTTCCGTTCTTGCAGGTCGCGAATAAAATCTGCAAGAGAGCCGACTTCTTCGGAAAGAACACGGGCTGCATCTACTGCTTCGTCATCAATAGATCCTTCTTCATCTAGGTTTCCAATGTCGCGCTGGGCGGCCCCTTGAGATACTCTTTCTGCTATTTCAAGATCTCCAAGCCCTTTGACTTCAGCTACCTGAGAAGGCAAAAGCGCTACAGTTCTTGGTCTTCCACTTCCTTCTTCGTCAACCAGGATTGCGTCGTATCCCTGACTGCGGGACCAGTTTGCAACCAATGGCGTTTCAAGAAGGCCCCAGTGCGCTAGGTCAACGCTTTGGTCAATCCATTCCGGAACTGTGTTAGGCCCAGTGATCTGTTCAAAATCTTTATCGATGGCAAAGCCCTGCCGGTCCATTTCATCAGCAAGCTCGAGTTGAGTCTGACTCGGCTCTCCCACTTGGGGAATCCCCAGCGCGTCAGCAAGGATGTCTCGGACTGACTCCACGTTATCTTGGAGATAACTCTTGAGGGCCGCTCCGGCTTCTCCGGTTGGGTCTAGCGGGTTTCGGATGTCAACCCATACCGGAACCGGATCGCCATAGTCTGAGGCGAGTTCAATAGGTCCGACAAAGACTAGGCCAGTGTCTGGACGGCCAGAGCCACTGATGCGGTCACCCCCATGAAAGTAAATTGATTGATCTACCGACTCTGGGAAAGCGCTGTCTCGGGCGGCTGCGAATTGACTCAGTCTTCCGCCGCTAGGTCCGGATACTGAAGCTGGTATGCCTCCTCCAGGCTGACCTCCCGACCCCTCCGGACCTCCATCGCCTCGCGGGTCTCCTGAAGGCCCTCGATCTCCGCTGGGGTTAGGCCCATCTCCGCTTCCGTCATCCCACGCGAAGGAGGGAGTGAAGTTTGCTGTAAGGGCTGATCGGACATTACTGAAATCGGTTGATGATTTATTATTGTCCCATAATTCAGCGACTTCAGCAACCATTTTCGGACCCTTGCCAGCAAATACTTGACGGATCATTTCCCAAGTAATCGACTGCATCTGGCGTGTCTGGATACCGCGCTGTGCGGCAGCATCGCGAAGAGCCTCGAGGTGTCCCCAATAAAATCCCGTGAGACCATCTCCTGCTGATCCAGAGGTAGAAGTTTTCGTTCCATCTGGAAGGTTGAATCCTGAACTGCTACCAAAATTGACTCCTACTTGGTAATCCTTTTGAGCCAGTGGGAACATGAAAGCAGCGGCAACGTGATGGGTGTCGATAGTTCCGTCACCATACCCGTTATTCGGAGCAATGATGTTATTGTAAAAATTTCTCACTTTGTGGTCATTGCTGATGGATGCACTAATATTCTCCAGAGCTCCATCCTGAAGAACGCTAAACGCATTCCAGACCCCAGAGGACGCTTGCCACCCCATGCCAGCATCCTTCCCCGCTTTTGTCTGGGCTAAACCACCAACCCTACCCTCGGGATAGATCGTCCTGTAGTTCAGCCCGTGGACCTCACCGGTAAGGAATCGGAAAGCCCAGTAGAAATCCGATTTGACGGTTTTGTCTTTCGTCGCCTCGGTCATAAGGTCGCGGAGTGTTTTCCCTTCCGCGTATGCCAGTTCTTCTGGAACACTTTCATACAAGGCGAATGACTTATCGGCTTTGGCGTCCGCTTTTCGGATGGGGCGGTCCATGTGATTCTGCCAAACGTCCATAAGGTTGTGTCCCATCTGCACGTTCTGAAACCAATCTTTTCCTGGGCTTAGAGTGGCAAAAACGCCAGCGGCCTGTTCGGCTGAAACTCCATAATCAGACGCGGCGTTGTCGGCCAGAATCCTCGCCCCATCATACCAAAGCGAAGCTCTCTGCCTGAGTTTTTCTCCGTTGGGAATAGTGTCATAAAGGTCATGGAGGAAAAGTAGGTTTTCGACAAAGAAGTCATGAAGGCGCTTGGCTCTCGTTTCAGCAGTCAGTCGTTTATCTGAAAAGTAAATCGGAAGTGGCACCTCGATCCCCTTAATCTTTTTCGCGATGCGATCATATCGAGGCAACGTGAAGTGGGTCATCATCCCCATCTGTTTTTCAAGATGCTCAGGCGCGACCCTTTCTCTGGTCACGATATCTTCTTGGCTGGGTATTTTCTTCCCCTGTTTGGCTGTGCCAATACGGGAAGCATCGTGGATGGAACTTACGGAGTTAAACCCACTGCTCCCAGAACTTCTCTGCGCGGCAAACAGAGGGACGCCCTGACGGGTCTCCTCTTGAAGTGATTCCGGAAGCTCCATCATGACGGTGTCGAGAACCGGATAGTCCTTGAGGGTTTCACCGCCCCGCTCGATGTCCATCCGGCGCTCCGGATTCGGGACCTCACCGCGCTGCGTGTATGGCCCCTGATCCTCCATGTAGGCTTCGTAGGCCGCCTCTGAATCGAACTCTTCCCTGTCGACGTATTCATCAAAAGACCCTATCATCTCGCCGCTGCGATCGAACGCGATCTGCGTCTCGAAATCTTCGGACTCCTCAACCGCATACTGCTCCTGATCCGGATTCCGGTAGAGTATCGGCTGAATCTCAGGCTTCACGTTGTGGCGCTTGCCGATCTTCCGAAGTGCCGATGGCACCATGACGTCATAGATCATTCGGTGCATTTTGCCGCCGATCGAAAGGTTTTCGCCGGTGAACGTCTGCTTCTCTCCCTCTGGGGCCTTCCGGGCATCTTCGGCAAAATTCAGCGCGACATCGTCTAGGCTGATGTTCTGGCCGTATTTTGAGATGACCCCGTTTGATGGGACCGTGATAGTCAGCGAAGCATTCGAGGGGTCTCTCTTTGGATACACCTCTACCTGGATCAGGTCATTCTGATCAAGCGCGGCTTCCTTCAGGGAGTTGACCCGAACCCTCCAAGCCTCGGTTTCCGCTCGTTTCCAAGGAATGACCATCCCTGTTTCATCTGTGATGGGGAGATACTGGTTGTTGGGGACCTTCAGGGACTGTTCGAGTTCATTCTTGGCGTATCTGGCTCTTGACTCGAGTCTCGACAGGTCGGTTGGGCTTAACGCGTTTGCATCCTCGGCCTGATCGTATCCCCTGATGAAAGTCCACTCATTGGCATCAAGCCCAGAGTAGATGAGGTTGTCGTCGCCATGGAGATTGTTCCTGACCTGAACGTAGTAGTTGGAGGGTGATGTGACCTTGAATCGAATCTTTCCACTCTCAATCCAGCCATCAGAGTCAGGTTTCGGATAGAGCCCAATCGAATTGGGCTGCCCAATTTCGGCCCGTTGGGCTTCATCGAGCCCTCTGGCCAGTGCGTGGTTGTTGTTGTAGGAAATCCTCCGGTTTTCCCAAAACTCGTTCTGGGTAGGGGCGACGACCCAGACCTCATTTGATTTTCGGAAAATGTCAGGATTCCTAAGCGAGTCGGTTGGCATATTACCCTTCCTCTCGACGAACCAGCCCCCAGCGGAATCGGTAATCAGAATGTCATCAGGATTGGATTGCAACCATGCTTCATCGCCGGTCATCTTCCGGACCTGACCATCTTCTCCGCGTGGAAGTTTGGTGGTCTCAACCCTATCTATCCGCTGCCTCACGGGGGACTCGTTGAGATCGATCTGGTGGTTTCCAGTCGAGAACGCGATTGCATCGTATTTACCCACCTGTGAGGCATACTGGATCAGGCGATAGGCTGCCAGTTTCTGCCAGGTATCACCCCACGGGGCATAGGGGACCTTACCTCGGTCCTGCCCTTGCTCTTTCGCGAGTTCAAACAATCTCGCGTTCTCCTCCTCTGACAATCTTTCGGCTGGCTGCGGAGTTTTGATTCCTGCGCCTCTGTTGATGCTTCCATCGTTCCTGACCTTGTCGATGTCCTCACGGGCCGAGTAGTCCATCGAGTCACCCCCGAAGGCCTTGTCATAAAGAGTCCTGAACTCTTTTGCGTTCTCGCCACCCCTGTAGCCTTTCGCTTTTCCTCTCTGGTGCCAATCTGATTGGATTTCGTCTACGTAAAGAACACTTTTCCCGTCCGCGTCCTCGCGGTCACTTACCCGTGCGTGATACATCACATTGGGTTGCTTCCAGTGAGACCCCATGTCCTTGGTGAAGAGCGATGTTCTTGTCCCCTGATAGGGCTCGTAGGTGAAAAGCAATTCGCGATAATTGGATCCGCCTGGGGTCGAGTATTGCTGGTATTGGGTCTCTCCGTCATCCCCAAAGGCCCCAAGTCCTTTTGAAATCAAAGTGATTTCTTTGATCTCAGGCACGGTGCTTTTAAGAAAGTCTAAAAGCTCCTGCTTGGTCACCGACTTTGGATTGGCCTCGAGGTAGTCTGTGATCCCTGACCACTCGACCTCTTCCGCGGGGACCGGACCCTGCCACCTGACCTCACCACTGATCTCTTGCGAAAACTTGTCGGCCTGAGGGCGCTGAGTCGATGGGAACTTCTTCTTCACCTTGCCGTCCTGACCGTGGACCTGCCACTGGCCGATAATACCAGCGACCTGCTGAGATCCTGCTTTTTCCGGAACCTTGTCTTCAATGAGCTTTTGGAGCTTTGAGGTAAATGCTGGGGCAGTTTCGGGAAGCTGACGCTGGGCGGCTCCTTGCTCTCCAAAGAATGCCCTCAGTTTGGGGATCTGGTCAAATAATTCAGAGGCAGGGACAGCGGAAATGGTTGAGTTTCTGTCATCAATGGCTTCATCGAACTCGATGGATACAATCGCCCTATCACCAATCCCGACAGCCGCACGGATAGTTCCGGGCTGGTTGTTCCACCTTGTTGAGGTGACCCTTTTCCCTATCAATTCATTCTCCAATCTCCTGAGGTCTTTTGGATCAATGGCCGACGGGCGAAACCCTAACCAAAACGCGAAACCGTCATCTGAAAGTGCATCTGATGGGTAAAGTTGCTCCCCAAGTTGTTCCTCGGCAGCTTGATACATCGCTTTGGCAACCCCCTGACGTCGAAACTCAGGCTTCACAAACGCCTTGTATGACATCCTCCGACCCTCAGGATCCCAGTTTTTGTCAAAAAGAGATAACTGCCCAGCCAGCCTTCCCCCGACGTATGCCCTATAGCTGTCCGTTAAATCATACTTGCCAACGGCCCTGACTTTTATGTTCCCAGATTCAAATACCACCGGTCTGGCGGCGGCGGCTTGATCAGGTGTGCGCTGAAGTTGATCTTCAAACCATTGCTCTGCTGTTGGGTCCTTGGAGGCAATGATGATGTCACCGTCTCTGATCACGTTCTCTTTGCCGAAAACGGTCTCGATGAGTCCGCGGTAGTAGTTGAGTGATTCACCGGCTTGGAATTGATCTCGATCACCCACCTGACCCTGCTTCGGGGCCTTGTAGATCGTGGCGTAGAACTTACCTCCGGGCTTGAGGGCATTCTGAGCCTGAAGGATGAGCCGGCGCTGATTTGTTTTCTCAGGAATGACGTTCAGGACATTGTTGGTCACCACAACGTCAGACTTCCCATCGATCGCTTCCGCGAGGGCTTTCTCGACGTCCTCGGAGCGCTCTTCCCACCATGGCTCATAGGAGTAGAACTGAGCTCCCATTTCCTCCACTGCCTTGTCGGCGTGACGGAAGGGGCCGGTCCCGATGTCGAGAACCTTCTGACCTGGTTTGATCAGGTCTTTCTCGGCTATGTATCGGTATCCTGCGGGGAGCTTTCCGGCATTCCCTCTGGCCGTGTCCTTAGACGAGAACTTCTGTTTTGGCTGGCCCCATAGGTCAACGGGTCTCCGAGCCGCTCCCTGAGCCCTGCTTTCAATTTGGCGATCTTCTTCCGCTTTTCTTCCTGCCTCGAGGCGTCGATCAAGATCTTTGAGAGTCCACTCGACTGGTTTTTTGCGGTTTGGCTTTCCTCCTGCGAGAAGCCAGATTTGCGAGTTTGTGAGAGTAGCGACTGGGGAGAGTGCATGTTTTGATAGTAATTCAGATACGGCTTCAATTCCACCAATTTCACCTTCGCGGTAATAATCATCAATATACGTGAGGGCTTCGCTTGTTGGCTGAAGAACCCACCCAGGCCCATTTTGTGGGCTATTTGGAGAAGCTATCGCAACAGATGCCACCACGGTCCCTCCCTGCTCTTGAATGTAAGAGCGCATTGAGTTGAATGTAGAGCCCGAAGTGGAAACGTCATCAACTAAGACGTATTCTTTTGTAGGATCAATTTCACCGCCATATTGAGGAACTCTGAAAAGTCTTTCCCACGCATTGGCTTTGGTATGATTTGCCTGACCTACCTCGTGAAGGCTTTCCTCCATTGGCATCCCCGTCGTGTGGGAGATCCAAGCGGCCATCGTTTCTGGAATTGCGTTGGTGGAATTATTTTCTCGACTGTTAGGAGTCGCAAGCACGGCACCTGGATAGAGACTTGCAAGCTCCTGAGCCTTCTCTGGTTTCATTACTTCCGTAACGATTTCCATAGCAGCATCAAGGTCACCTTTTTTGGCTCTTTGGTGACGGGCTTCCTTCTCTGATCCTTTCTTGCCTTTGAGCGCGACTAAGGTCGAGTGAGACTGGACCATAGGAAAATTCATGGGCCAAGTTTGCATCTCGCGTTGAGCTGCGTTTTGACGTTTCGGTCTCGTCCGGAATACTTTAGTAAAATCCAATTCCCCTTCTTGACCTGTCATCTGGTCTCGGGCTTGGAGTTTATAATTGTCCGTAGAAATAACTTTGAAAGAACGACCTCCATGGTCGATCGACCGGATTGTATCTCCGCGTTTAAGATCTTTGCTGACGGCCCAGATCGAAAGTGCTGCGGTGGCTTCTTTAGGATTGTCAAACATCCCGATCACTTGCCTCTCGGGGCGCCCTACCTCTACATGCCACATGGTGTCTGGGTGCTTGGATAGGTGGACAAGTGCGCCTGACTTCCTGATGGCGTGCATCTGGTATTCGCTTCGGGCAAGTTGATCAGCTTCAAATCGCTGGGCGCTTGCTTGTAGGCCTTTTGGTTGGGTCGCTGTGTGCTGGATGATGTGCTCGATGACTGGCACGGCCCACGAGTTTCCAGCCCCGGCGTATTTCTTCCCGTTGGCCACCTCGGGAACATCGCGAAGATACTCATCGGGGAATCCCATCAGGCGAGCAGCTTCAACCATGGAATATTTCCGGTACTGACCCTGCTTGTCTACCAGTAGATTCTGCGGGTAGCCCTTGTCGAGTGACTTCACCAGCGCCATCGCTTTCGGGCGCTTGACATCAGAGTGCTGGGAATTATTCCAGCGAACCCGACCACCGGCACCTGGTTTGCTCATGTGCTTATCGATCTGGGATCGATTCCACAGGAGGTCCTTGGACGCCCGTGGCTGAATCACATGCTTGAGTTCCACCCCGATGTCGAGAGGCTGAGTCACTGGGATGTTGGTCCAGTAGAGCCGGTCACGGTTGGCCCCCGTGAGGAGGTTCCCATTGATCCTGACCGGCACCACCCCGAGGGCTCTCGTTATGACCTCTTCGTCCTCAGGCTTCATCTTAACGTTCTCGAGGAGGAACCAGCGTGGTGCTGTTGCCTTCCAGAGTCGCACCCAGTCCCAGAACAGCTTCGACCGCGGGTCTTCCATCCCTTTTCGCTTTCCGGCGCGTGAGAAGCCCTGACAGGGCGATCCACCCCAGAACAGGTCAACCACCGGAAGTTCCTGACCGGTGACCTTGGTCACATCACCGAGTTCCTGAATGTCTGGGAAGTTGTGCTTGGCGATTGCGATCGAGGCTTTCTCGACTTCGGCCCCAAAGTAGTTGTCGACCGGCACCCCGAGGTTCTTGAGAGCCTGTCGGCCGGCTGCGATCCCATCGAAGAGCGAAACCACGTTCCAGCCGCCGTTTGGTCCAGATCCCTTGGGCCATTGCGTGTCGCCCGATACTTCAATTAGACGTCCGGCCCTGTCGCGGGTGTTCCCGAAGGCATCAAGTCGTCGATTGATGGACTGTCGGCGTGCAGCCGCTTGAAGATCGGGTAAACTTTGTTGAGCAGACTGTGTCCGTTCGGTTGCCTCAGTATCGACCTCACTACCGACCTGAGATGATTCCTGGTCGACGCGTGAGCCAGGTGCGATATCCACATTGCTTCCAAGTCGGAAATTGGCGCCGTTTCGGCCTGTTGGGGTTCCTTGGATGAATACTGCGTAGTCATGGGAGTCATTTTGGTCTTGTTGGGAATCTACCCGTTCGAGAAACTGTTGTAGATCCGTTTCTGTGAAAATTGTCTCGAGGTCATCTGCGAGTTCATCAATAATATTTAAGTTCTCAAGAGCCATTCTTGAGACGTTCTCTGTCAATTGATAGGTATAGTTTTCGCTGGCATCTCCAAACCCGCCATTGTGGGTAATCTCGTGGAGCATTGTCGTGACGGAATCGGTAGCGAATTTCCTAACGATGGTCCCGTATTGATCAAGCCCCAGGCGTTTGCTATTTTCTATGGATCGGAAAAAAATGATCGAAGGGTCGAGAGAAATTGCATACTCTTTTTCCCCAATGATATTTAAGGCTTGTTCGCCTACGTGAACTTTAGTTTTGTAGTTCACTCCGATTGCATCTTGACCGATGTTCCAAGCGACTAGGTCTCCTCTTTCGGCGGCGTCAAAGCCGTTATTCATCAAAACCGTTTGAACTCGCTTGAATGTAGCGGCCATTTTAGCAAACAGTTGGTTTGACGGCTCGTGGTTGACAATCTCTTGCGCCAGTTCAGAATTGCTTCCCGAAACGTCTACGACCCGGATATTCCGGATGCCGGGAAGAGTCATCGTTGGCGATGCGTTCCAACGGGACTTGAGCGCCTTATTCTTGGCCGCCATGGCGTCCTGTTCGTAGTTCTTGTAGAACGATTGATGACGGCCTATTGCAATACCGTGAAAATTGTCTCTGCCAGCCGTGAAGGGGTAATCGTCATGTGTGGCATCGACATTAGGATTAACATCGATAACGAGTTTTTTAGGTAGTTGGACTTGCGCTGTAATGTCGGCGATTGTCGCAAACTGCCATATTCCTCGGTTGAGAACCTGTATAACAAGACGATTGCTGGAAACTAGATCTTCAGATCGGTAAATTTTGTAGTTTGCCTCTAGCGCGTTGACCTGCTTTATGAACTCAAGATCTTGTGAAGTGTTCTTGAGTCTTTTAATGGCTTTTCGCCCTTTAGGAGTTTTCTGAGTGAGATCAGCTATAGAAAGACCGGCGCTAGTTGTTCCTATTTCAAATTCGGTTCCTGTTGTGTCGTTTTCAGAAATCAATCCAAAAGTTTTCTCTGCCATAGAGAAATCAAATTGGACGCTGTCGTCGATCGTTGATCTAACTTGAGTGTAGGTAGTAGGTTTTCCGGTGACGTAGACGGAATCCTCCATTTCAGATGAAAGATATTCTTTAAGCGCCTCTCCAAGCTTTATATCTTCTTCTGCTACACTGAATCCTAAGCTTGAAAAATATGCTTGTTCTGGCGATCTGCCGATGAAGCCTGCAAAATCGTCACCTTTTGTAAAAAAGCCCCTTAGGATAATTCCGTTCCATTCTTCATCTACTCTGACCGGTTCTTGATTCAACGGTCTCAAACCAGCCTCTGGAAATTTTTCAGCCCAGTGGTCGTAGATTTTCTTTTGCAGCGGCGGTGGAAGCTTGCTTATGAGGCCGGAAAAAGTCCTTGAAATATCGCTTAATCCAGACGCATTCGAATCCTTCGTAAACGCAGAAAACCTATCAATAAATTTTTGGTCTACATCTGCAAAAACCGAGATTTGGTCCTCAATGTAACCGCGATATTCTGCCACTGAAGTTTTAAGACCATCAGCGCTTCCATGAAGCCTATCATAACCAACCCAAGAACGGACCCAGTCATCAAGATAGCCTGAAATTTGGCTTTCCTCATCATTGATAATTGAAACTATTTCTTCAATCGATTCTTCATTTTGAAACACCTCTGGTAAATTTGGAATCAATTCAGGAGATACTTCTAGTCTGACTTGATAGCCGGCGTGCTTGAGCCGTATGCCTTCAGGAAAGGCATTACCAGTTGGAAGATATTTGCCTGTAAGTTCGGCATTAGTTTGGTTAAACCACTCGCTTTCTATTTTGACTTCTTCGGGCTCGAGCGCCTCGCTTGGCTCAAAATTCCTTTCGGTCAAAATTCGAACGCCGTTTGGATCTTCATTTATGGTGTTTTCCCAATTTTGGGCATCACCAGTCATGGTAGTTTTTGACCAGGATCCATCCCGCTCTTGGTAAACGGTCTCGACTTCAAATTGCTTGGAGTTTCCAAAAATGACAGCTTTTGCAAGTCCGTAGCCGCCGGCGCCGTCAGTCTCTTTAAATGATTTGGTAATGTCGACCAAGGCGCTGGCCACAACTTCGGGCGGCATCCCGTGGCCGGTATCAGTTACTTCGATAACACGGTTTTCTGGGTCGAGAAATAACGTGACCTTGTGATCTTGTGGGCGCTGACCTTTTGCGATTTGTGGTCGAATAGCGTCGAGAGAGTTCTGGAGGAGCTCTCTGACGGTCACCGTCCCCATATCCTGACTGTAGATCTTTCCTCGAGCTACATCTATGATGTCGGATTTCTTTGAAGTAATCAATGGTTTGACCTCTTCTAGGCCTGCCCGTTTCGCGGCCCACTGAAGCGGGTCACGGCGCTTTCTTGCGACTCCCCCAAACATACCGTAGACGGGCTTAGCATCGAATACCATTGCGTGGACGGTGTCCATTTCGTTTACTTGGTCCATGCGAGGAAAGTAAGTCGTCGCATCCATCATGATGCCGTCATACCCCATCCGGCGCAGCCCGAGCCCCAACAGGAATCCGCCTAAACCTGGATCCATGCCCGGAATCATGCTTTCGCTACGCGACATAAATTCCCGCGTCATTGGATTCAACCCGAAGATTTTCTGAGCAATTTCGGTCATCGTCATTGTGCCGTATTCACTCAGTTGCTGCTTGGCCTCCTGAATCCCATCCCTGAGCTCGGCTATTCCCATGCCAAATTCAATCAAGGTCTGCTCGACGGTGAAGCTATCCCTGAGCTCGGCTAGAATCCCATTAAGAAGTTCGGCAATTTCGCCTTTTTCTTGAGGGTCATAGTTGGTCTCAAAAGCCATCTCCTGAGCAGCTTCATTGATCTCGTCTTCTTTTTCGCTTTTTACGTAATTCTCAAAAGTTCCCAAGTCAGGATAAAGCTCTAAAGCGTCCTCGTATTCCTGCCGCAAATCGGTTTCGTTTTCTCTAATGAGTTCATTCAAAGCATCTTCTTTGTAACCGTCTACCTCGTAGTCGATTTCAAAAGTCCACTTAGGCTGATCAGCCTCGTATGGCATAATTGTGAACCATTTTTTCCCGTGAAGATAGACTGGCGTAATCCTTGGGGCATTTTCTACCACCATGATTTCCTGCGCCTTTAGCAACGCAGTCTCTTCATCGAGCCCCTCTTCCTCTACAATTCTGTCTGCCAACTGAGACTGTATTTCTTCAGCAGCTCCATCAGGGTGATTCTCGTGGTCGGCATACGCGGAAGCGTCACCAACGTTATTTGTGAAGTAGACCCCAGGCCCAAGAAAACTACTTGGCCGGCTTGGTATAGAAAACAGGTCGTCGTCAAAGTGGCCGCGATAAAAAGCAACTGGAGTGCCGTCAGGATTTTTAGTTAAAGGATGAGAGTCAGACCAAATTTGAGTTAATTCTTCTGGGTCCTCGCGAAGGGCTGCGTTCTGGATAGGCACCTCGTCTTCGTCCCAGTATTCCTCGCTGTATTTCGGTAAGTAGTCGTCGATCAACTCATACTCGACCGCTTTCTGGTAGAACCCCTCGGCATCTGCGACAATGTCGGCAACCTCAATCTTCGCATCCCCTCCCAGTTCACTCCTGAGCCATGCCAGCATTTCCATCCCAGTGACACCAGTCCCGTAACGGAAGACGCCAGTGATGACCGCATCCACATCAGGATCATAATCCATGCTACCGATAGTGGCATAATCCTCAGTCCAAGTGAGATCGTTCTCATTGCCCTCGCCCCACTTGGCGTGCTTGTATCCGGTTGGAATATACAGATCAGTGTCTCGGTCGTCCCCTGCCAAGATTATGCGAGGTTTCGGGAAGTCCCGCGGTGCAGCGCCCTGATCTTTGCCGAAGAGATCGGTCGGAAACGGTAGTTTGATTTTCTGGGACCTGTCCCTTGCTGGTGCGCTTAAATCCTCGGTTCCCTGATTGCGACCCCTAATCTTCTTGGCCTTTTCGAGTTGTTGCTGAATCGTCTTTTCGGCTTCCTTAGCAATGTTTTCAACTGCTCTCAAATTGAGTCCAAGTTCTTTTCCTATCCGAGCGCTGGAAAATCCTTTGCCCTTTCGCTCCATTACTTGGCGCTGCTTAGTCGGAAGGGTCTTGACGATGTCGTCTGCAATAATTTCGCCATACTTCCATGCTTCGGACTCAGACTGAGCGCTATAAGACAGGATCTTTTCTATTAAATTTGGTCGAATAGTTCCAGGGCGCCCTTCTGCGGGGACCTTTAATTTGTCCAAAAGGTTTTCAATTTCTTGCTGAGCAGCTTGAATGGCCTCTTCTGCAAAATTCTGACCGCCTTTTTGGGCTGCTTTTTTCAACCCGCGATCAGCGGCTGTGATAAGCTCTTGAGCCGACACTCCTGTTTCGCGGTATTGGGCTGCTACCATCAACGAAATTCCTGATTCGCGAAGATACTCAAGCCGATCCTTTGGCGTCTTAATAGTATCAGGGGCTTTTTCTTCCGCGAACAGGTTCAATGCACCAGACTCTATCTGATTCATTGCTTCAATCGTGTAATCCCGGATGTCCTCGATTTGACGCCTGATGTCTGGATCAAGGTTTGGATCCTGCAACGAAAACCCAATTGCATCTGCAAGATTCGCAAGTAACTCGAGAAGCTTGTCCCACATATTTTTGGGCGGCAGCAGCGCCACTGACACTTGTCCGGTTCGAGCTTGCTCGATAACCATGTTAAGATACTCGTGTCCCATGTAGACCGGATCGAGCATACGCTCAGCCATCTCTCGGTATTGTTCAGGCCATTCTTCAATCGGGACAGAGGTAAGGTCGATCCCGTCCTGACGCATTGCCTTGTCGTAAGTGTAATTGAAATACGCTTGGCCTACTGTGTCTTTTGTCTCTTGGCTAAGTGCCTCGTAAATTTCAGCTACTCTTTCGTCACCGCCTACACTGCGGAGTAACCATCTGACAATATTGTGTGTTGTTTCTTCCGCCATCACCCCGTCGACAAAGGCAATGGCGTCTTGGATAGATTTTCCTTCCGCGATTCCACCAAGGGCCGCTCGAATGATGTTGGCTGGGTCAACGCGAAGATTTCCAGTTCCAGTCACCGCCGCTGGTGAAGTCATTCCTTTCATGACTTCCACGTTTCTAAACGCCCCTTCCAGAGCTTTAGTTCGCTGGGCAAGTCGCTCCATTAGCATGTAGGCAACGTTTGCAACTTCCTGCTCGGTCAAGTTTGGAAACGATCTTCCTAAAGAGCGCACAACATCCTCTACAATTTGAGGGCCGACCTGCCTCAACTTGGATTCACCTGGACCTTGTTGGCCTTGACCAATTCGGAACATGCGAGGGTCATAATCTGGGATCTGACCGATTGTTTCGTCGACCGGAGTATCCTGTGCTTCTTGTTGCAGTCGCTCTTGTTCTTTAAAGCGATCGCTGGGCAATGGAATCGTTTCTTGAAGTTCGGGCGTTGGGAGTTCACCCATGCGGCCGTCTTCAATACGTTTGACGGTCTCATCTCTCGACATCTCCACAAGCGCGGCCTGTGCTGGAGCATTTTCAGTTGCCCATTCTATGATTTCTTTATTTACTACCGGCACCCCTTTGAAATCTTCAATAGCAGGACCAACTCCCAGTTCCTCGTTGCCGTTTCGAACTAAGTCCCATTCGGAATCAGAAATATATTCGGATCGTCCTTGGGCAATCTTAGTAGCAATGTTTGCCTGTTGAATCCGAACCCGCTGTGCTCGAAGTTCATTGAGGGCTTTTTCGGCTTCAGCCGCAGCAACAAAACCGCCAGATTTCTGAGCTTCGAAGAATTGCTTTTCGGCGGTCGCGATGTCCTCATCGATTTGAGCAAGTTGTTCTGCGTTTTCTCTTGTGGCGATAACCTGTCGGCCCATGCGGCGACCGGCATCTTGCCCCTGCAACGCCAGTGCGGCCGTCAAGGCCATTTCGGCTTCGCGAGTCTGTGGAGAATCCCAGCCATACGTTTCAGTGGCGCTTTCTAGCTCCTTTCGCATGACCGCGACAGACTTCCCTCCTGGTTTCGCGGCTTCGCTTGAACCACCGTAAGTAGCGTTGATTTCATCAACTTCTTCTTGCGTGGGTGGCGCCGACCCATCAGGCATGTTCTCGTAAATAGCTTCCGCAGCATCTTCTCCCTGCAAAGCCTCGAGTTTTGCTTCGGTGGCACGAGTAGCTGCATCGATCAAAATGTCTTGACGCCTTTTGGCCTTTCTGAACTTAGAGCCCAGCATCAAGTTCTGAATGACAGTTGAGCCAAGGCCCATCAAACCGCCAATCGCGGTTTCTTCGATGATTTGAGTGCCGTCTTCGGCAATTCTCTGCTCAAACCTTTCTGAGTATGAGCGCCCGAGATCTGGGCCGTAGTCGACTCCTCCAGCCTCAACCCTTCCTGGAGTAGGAAGAGAAAGTTCGCTTACCCCTACGTTTCCAACGGCTACAAACCCTTCTTGAGCCCCTTCCGCCAGTGTGTTTGCAAGAGCGCTGTTAAACTTGCGCCAAAACGTAGGCGGCACTTTGGTCATGTCGACCGTTTTGAAAATTCTTTCAATCGGCAAGCCCTCGCTAGCCCAACACCATGTAGCCGATCATCGTAGCAATGGATTTTTGAATATTGACCTGTTCGTCAAAATCCAAGTCAGGGTCTGCCGCAGCTCTTTCGGCGGCCATTTCAAGTTGCCGAAATCCCTCAGTTGAGTTCACCATTGCTCCCTGAAAGCCTATAAGGCCTAACGGGTGGCTGCCAGCAAAACTAGACTTAGGTCCGAAACGAAAAATCTTTTCTTCTGGAGCCGCTCTTCGAATAAAATTTGATCCCCGCATCGCTCCGGAGCTCAGAAGGGACGCCCTGCCAATTAAACCTCCAGCCCAAAATCCACCCATAGAGCCAAGTCCGGTCATTCCATGAGCAAAGTAGTTTCGATCGTTCAATGGGTTTGTGCCACTTTGCAGACCTTCCTCGATGGCTTGCGCCCACCTCACGAGCGGGTTGTTCTCGATGTCCTCACCGATCACCGCAGAGATGTATTCAAGCTCCTTGGTGACGCCATTCTGATCCTCTTCCGAAAGCTTCTTGTAGGCTTGGCTGTCCGCGAACAACTCCAGAGCGTCCCGGTATTGAACGGCGTTGATCTTCTGGGGCGGCATCCACTCCCCAGTTTGGGGATCCTTACTACCGCCAACATTGGCTCGTCTGATAGTATCCTCGGTCCAGATATTGTAGTCTCTCCCGTGCTCGACGTATTTTGCGGAGGGCCGCCTCGCCAGTTCCGAGATGGAGTCTCCCGGTCCCATCATGTGACCAAGAGTCAAAACTCCTTTAGCTGGAAACATATTGACGGCACCAGAAAGAATCCTGATCGGCGCGTCTGAAAACCCTTTTGGATTAAACCCTTCTCGGCGAGCCTCCTCTCGGACCATGTCCTGAAGTTTCTTCTCCTGCTCAAGGCTAAGTTCCAAATCTCGGCGTTCTACAACTTGAATGTTTCCGCCATACATGCCAGCCGTCTCGCCGACCACCACTTCACTAAAGAGCTTTTCCGCAAGGCGGTTTTTGAGTTGCTCCTCATAAGACGACATCATCATGATCTTGTCTCGGTAGTCGAGAACTGTCACGGGATCTAACATGACTAAGCCGCCATTTTGCTTACGATATTCGTCCAGCGCTTCCATGTAATCGGTCGAGATGGGCGTATCTGATACGTTTTCTTTTACCCACTCGTCGATAAACGGTTCCAAAGCTTCTGGTTGTTCCAACGACATCCCAGCTTTCCGAGCTAGATCGATTACTTGAGAGAAGTCACCGCCGCCAGCAAACGCTGCATTTCTGAGGCCCAGGATCTGGTCTTGTAGTTCATTTCTCTCTCTGCCAAGTCCACCTGGTCCGTAGATTTCGTCGACTTTCTGTTTGTAAAGTCGTTCTCCCTCAACTTCATCAAGAGTCCCAGAAGCGACTTGATTGAATATGTCTTGAACCCCAGACTTTTTAAATAGCTCTTCGTTGCGCCGTTTGAACTTGTCTATCAAAGCAGACGTAGCTGCGATTTTTTCTGGAGTAATTTGCAACTCTTCGACGGCAAATTCTGAAGCTTGGCCTCCGCTCAAAACAGCCCTTGTGTCCTCGAGAAACGAAGTCACTATTTTGGGATCAACTCCCACTGGGGCTTTGTAATCTTCAAACGGGTCAAACGCTGAAGTTTTGAAAATGCCTTCCCCCATCTCCAATCGCAATCTAGGATCTTCGACAATTTTAATTTCTCTTCCGGCTGCTGCTGGAAAAGCTAATTGCAGATTGTTGCGATAGACATTCCACACTTCGCCAGAATCTCCGTTTGGAAGAACCTTTTCTTCGACCCAGCCTGCTTGCTTCCCATCAAACATGAGCTCGGCAACAGCATTTCCTTTGGCCACAAGCGCACGGCGCTGAGCTAAGTTTCGAGCAGCAGTTTTCTGCTCTCTAACATTTTTCTCAACTTCAGAAGCGTTATACGCTGGATAAGAAGATCCTAAGTAAGGTTGTGGGTCGGGACCTTTTACCGCAGCCTCACTTTGTTGCAGCCAACTTTCTCGATCTTCAGGAAACGCTTTAACTTCGATGGCCGTTTCATTTACTGGCTTTCCTGATTGCCTATCTGCTTGAGCCAATTCCGCCACACGGTTTTGGGATTTGACTACTTCATTGTAAGTATCAATTTGACCTTGTTTCCTGGCGCTTAGGATCTCGGCATCAATTTCAAGCTGTTGAAGTTTCTGTTCTTCTGCCCTGATTTGGTCGTTGGTAATTTGCTGACCGGACGACGTTGTTCCGGCGCCTTGCCTCAATGAATTGACCAAGTTACTTTGCTCTTCGACTGAAGCCATACGGCCCTGCAACTCTGCATCAGTCGATTCAACTCCGGACCAGATTTCTCGATTTTTAAGGCTTAGTTTTGCAACTTCTACTTGCCTTTTAAAATAAGGAAGTTCCGAAGTTTCATTTGCCGAAACCTCTTCCTTTTTTTCTTCTATGCTTTGATTGGCTGGACCGACTCCTTGATATTCGTCGTGATCGCTCTCAATCCATTTATCAAATTCTTCGTCCCGGATGCTTTCCTCGCTTGGGATGTTTCCCTTCCACTGCTCTGTCAGTTTGTTTATCCGAGCACGCTTAGCTTCGGCTTCTGAACGGATTGCGCGGTTTTCTTGCTCTCTCCTAAACTCATCATCGATCAGTGGATTATCTTGATTTTCCGACAGGACCTTGTCAACATAGTTGGGGTCATCCCGCCTATTGTAAAGACGCTCTTTTTGAGCCTGAAGCTCAGCGACGTCCTGTTTTGCTTTTTTCTCCTTTGCTCCAAATTTGAAGAACCCGATGTTTTTTTTGGCCTCTTCAAGGTTCTTAGAAATTTCTTGGTCTTCTTTTACCAGAATCTCATCAGCGATTGCAATTCGACGTTCCTCATACTCAGTATCGTTCAGTTCTGTTTTTGCAGCGTCAAATTGAGCTTTGTAACCGCTCATGTAGCCTTTAGCCCGATTTTCAATTTCGGTTCGGCGCTCTTTAATTTTTTCTGCGGTCTCCTCGGCTTTTTTGGCTTGAAGCTCTGCTTTCCACTCTTCGCCTGAAAGAAC